ATGGGTCGAACCGACGGAGCCGTCAAACTCAGGGGAATAGAGTATACGCCGCTGCCTTCGCAGCGGAGATTCCACGAATCGGGGGCCAGGTTCAAGGGGTTTTCGGGGCCCATCGGCAGCGGCAAAAGCCAGGCCCTGTGCCAGGAAGCGGTGCGGCTGAGCTATATGAATCCGGGGCGTCTGGGCCTGTTGGGCGCGCCGACGTACCCGATGCTGCGGGACGCGACGCAGGCGACGCTATTGGAAATTCTGGATTCGAACGAAATTCCGTTCGAGCACAACAAAGCCGAGAACACGCTGCGAATGAAGGACACCGGTTCGCGGATACTGTTCCGGCCGGTGGACGAATTCGAGCGGCTGAGGGGAACGAACCTGGCGTGGTTCGGGCTGGACGAGCTGACCTACACGCAGGAAGAGGCGTGGCTTCGGCTGGAAGGCCGCTTGCGGGATCCGCGGGCGAAGCGGCTGTGCGGGTTCGCGGTGTGGACGCCGAAGGGTTACGACTGGGTCTACCGGAAGTTCCTAGCGGACCGCGTGCGCGGCTACGATACGGTGATCGCGAAGCCTTACGAGAACCGGTTTCTGCTGGACAAAATCCCGGATTACTACGAGCAGTTGCGAGGAAGCTACGACGAACGCTTCTTCCAACAGGAGGCGCTGGGCGAGTACCTGAGCCTGGAGGGCACGCGGGTGTACGCGGCCTTCGACAGGACCACGCACGTGAAGGAACTGAAGATAGATCCCTATCTGCCGCTTTTTTGGGCGCTGGACTTTAACGTGGACCCGATGTCGTCGGTGGTGGCGCAAATGGCGCACGGACAGGTGAGCGTGCTGGACGAGATCGTGATCCGGCATGGAACCACGCATGAAGCCTGCGCCGAGTTTCTGGCGCGGTACGGGAAGCATCGGGCGGACGTGGTGGTGTTCGGAGACGCATCGGGACACCACCAGATGACATCCGGGGCATCGGACTACGAAATGCTCCAGGAGTATTTTCGGGCGCACTCGAACCTGACGACGCAGCATCGCACGCCGCACTCCAACCCGGGCGTGAGGCTGCGCGTCAACCTGATGAACGCGAAACTGCGGACGGCGGCGGGGCGGGTCGACCTGCTGGTGGATGGCAAGTGCAAGGACCTGATCAAGGATTTCGAGCAGGTGATGTACAAAGCGGACAGCGGGCAGATCGACAAGGAGCGCGACCGCATGCGGACGCACCTTTCGGACGCGCTGGGCTACATGGTTTGGCAGGAATGCAGATCGTCGGCGCCGGTGGGGGAACAGCCCAGAAGGCTGTTGTAGAGCGCGGCGGGACGGACCACGATAAGCGACGATCCGTTTCACACTCGGGCATGACAGACCACGACAAGCGATGGTCTGTCCCACTTACAGAGGGGGACATGCAGAACATCAATCGCGAGCATCCGGAGTACGTCGCGCGGAAAGCGATGTGGAAGCGGTACAAGGACCTGTACGCGGGCGGCGAGCGCCTGAGGCAGAGCGCATCGGAGTATCTCGTGCCGAGGCACAAGGAGCCGAGGGACATATACGGCGAGCGGCTGAGCAGGGTGTTCTACGAGAACTACATCGGCTCGGTGATCGATTGGTACGCCGCCACGCTGATGCGGCGCGAGCCGATGCTGCTATTCGAAGGGAACGACGCCGCGGCGAGGAGCTTCTACAGCCTTCTGACCGACGACTGCGACCGGAACGGAACGAACCTGCACCAGTTCTTCCGGCGGCAGTTCATACAAACACTGGTGTGCGGATGCAGCTACATTGTGGTGGATTTCCCGCGAGCGAGCGGGCGGGCGCTGACCCGCGCGGGAGAGGATGCATCCGGCAGATCGCGCGCATTCCTGGTGGACTACGGGGCGGAGGACGTCATCAACTGGAATTACGACGCGAGCGGCGGGCTGGAGTGGGCGGTTATTCGGACATCCTGCCTGCAGCAATCGAAAGTCACGGACGCGAAGTGCGAACGGGAGACGCGGTGGATTTACTACGATCGCGAGCGCTTTCAGATATTCCGGCAGGGCAACGACTCGAGCGAGATCGATCTGGTGGATGAGGGGCGGCACGGGCTGGCGGCCGAGCAGCGGGTTCCGCTGTTCCGGATGGAAGCGAGCGAGGGGTTGTGGCTGATGAACAAGGCGGCGCTGCTGCAACTGGAACACTTCAACAAATCGAATGCGCTCGGGTGGGCGCTGACGATGGGGCTGTTCGCCAGCCCGGTGGTGTATTCGGAGAGGGAGTTCAGCCAGGTAGTGGGGGAATCCTACTACATCCAACTGGGGCCGCAAGACCGCTTCGGATGGACGGAGCCGGAGGGGAAGGTCTACCAGATCGCGGCCGACAACCTGGTGGCGCTGAAGGACGAGATCTACCGGGTGTGCTATGCGATGGCGCAGGCGGGCGGGTCGTCGGCGGGAGCGCAACGGCAGTCGGCGCTCAGCAAGCAGATAGACTTCAGCATCACGGAGGAGGTTCTGAGAGCATACGGCGACATGGTGAAAGAGGCCATGAAGCAGGTGCTGTGGGCCATCGCGGCGGCGCGACGGGACGAGATCTCCATCGAGGTTTCGGGTCTGGACGAATTCGACATTCAGGACTACGGCACGGAACTGGACGACGCGAAGAAGCTCCTCGATTTGGGGATTGGGTCGGAGACCTTGAAGAAGCAGATATTCAAGAGGCTGGCTTTCCAGTACCTGTGCGACGCGCGGCAAGAGATCAAGAACCAGGTGGCGGAGGAGATCGATCGGGCGTAGACGGGGTGAAAAGTCCCGGGTTGGATCGGCAGGCCAGGTTGGGGATAGGAGCGAGGAGGGTTATGGAAGAAATCGACGTGCAAGCGATCGTGCGGCAAGCGATCCACGAGTTCGTAGGCCAGGAGCAAGCCAAGAGCGAACCGGCCCACAAGGCGGAACTGCAGGAAGAGCGCAAGCGGCGGGAGCAATTGGAACGCCGGGTGAACGAATTAGTGGAAGAGAACAAGCGCAGCCGGCGCGTGGCGGAGGAAGCGGAGCGGGGTTCGGCGGTGCGAGCCGAACTGCAGCGGCTGGGCGTGGCGAAGCTCGACCTGGCGTTCAAAGCCGTGCAGGACGCGGTCGTACGGGCCGACGACGGGCGGCTGGTGGCGAAAACGGACGGCGGGGAAACCTCCGTGAAGGACTATCTGGCCGCGTTCGTGGCGGAAAATCCGGAATTCCTGCCGGCGCGGATTGCGGGCGGGAGCGGGCTCTCGGCGACGCCGAAAGCGCCAGGGGCCAGCCGTGAGACGGTGGACCTGGAGCGTATTCGTCCTGGCATGGACGCGGAGGAAATGCGGCGCGTGCGAGAGGAAATCGTGCGGGTGGCCTCACAGAGCCTGCGCGGGCGTTAGAAGGACGGCCAAAACGGGGAGCGCAAACGACCGCGCCATCGAAGGCGCGGGCCCCGCGCACGGACCCCGACCGGCCGGCAGCAACAAACAGTAAGGAGAACAGATGGCAGTTATTACTTCAGCAAACGTCGCGACTGCGATTGTCAAGCTGGTGGCGGCGGAAGCATTGCCGGTACTGGTGGGGAACCTCGTGATGGGGAACCTGGTCAATCGAGATTACGAACCGGTTCTGGCGCAGGCCGGGGACACGATTAATGTACCGATTCCGCCGGTGATGGTGGCGAACAACATCATCGACGGGACCGGATTGGTGCAGCCTCAGAACCCGCCGCTGGGGAACGCCCAGATTGTGCTCAACACACACGTGGAAGCGACTTTCCAGATTCCGGACGTGACCAAGGTGCTGGCGGTCCCGGACCTGATGAAGGTCTACATGCAGCCGGCGGTGGCGGCGATCGCACAGAGGATCGAGAGCGATCTGCTTTCGCTGTATGCCGGATTCACGCTGAACCCGACGGTGGGAACGGCGGGCTCGGCGATCACCGAGGCCACGATCGATGCGGCGGAGACGGCTCTGTTTCTGGCGAAGGTCCCGTCCACCGACCAGAAGTTCATCGTGGTGGACGCGGCCGCGTATTCGGCCTGGCGGCAGATACCGCGGTTCAGCGAGTTCCAGACGGCGGGCGACGCCGGATTGCGCGCGCTGATCGACGGGACGGTGGGGAGGGTGAAAGACTTCTTCGTTTTCCGTTCTCAGTGGGTGCCGAAAACGGGTGGCAACCCGGTGACGACGCACAACCTGGCGTTCACGAAGAACGCGATCGGGCTGGTGGTCCGCCGGTTGCCGCAGCCGCTGCCGGGAACGGGCGCGATTGCGGAATACGCCGAACTGGGCAATTTCGGTATGCGGGTGACCATGAGCTACCAGCCGAACACAATGGACTGCTAATTATATCACAACATGGAATTTGTTTAGAATGAAGAGGATTGCACCGACAGCCATATGCAAGAGAATTATGATATGAACCACATTTCTGACCACGATCTTGAACGCTACCACCTTGGCATGGTTGTGGACGAAGCCGAACTTGCGCCGCTCGAAGAGCACCTGTTGGCGTGTCCCAAGTGCGTTGAACGTGCGGAGGAATCCGCCGATTACGTGGATGCGATCCGGGCGGGAACCATCATGGGGAATTTCGATTTGGGGTAAGGCACGGCCTCCACCAGAATGCCCCACCACGGCGCACAGGATGGCTCAGAATCGCTCCGCACCAGCCAGGTGGACACCAACAGGCATTCCCGGCGACGGACGGCGTGCAAACCGCAGATTCAGGTTCCGCCGCCGCTGTGGTTTCGCCGTAGAATCTGAATGTGGGCGACTCGTTCCAAGAAAACCTCAGGCTCCGGGCCGAAACCGACCAAGCACTTCTTGATTTCATCAGGACGGACTTGGATCTCTGCCTTGTGTTCGCCACGGTTGCGGAGACGGCATACAGCATGGGGCGTCGGGAACACGGCGAACGGAACATTGCCAATGCGGAAAAGGGCTATTCCGACATGCTCCGGTACTTTCTTCGGGCCAGAGGAATGACGCCAGAAGTTGAAAAGGAATTGAAGGCGCTGTTCCAACAGCTTCGGGAGCGGCTTGACGGGCTACAAGCGACGAAGGTACTCGTGACCGCCCCTCCTAGCCTTTTCCACCCCGCCTGATCGTCACCGCCGCCGCCCTCATTGCAGCCACGTATTGATCCACCGCCGTCAGCCGGTCCCGGCAAGCCGAACAAATCAGCAGGTGCTCTTCCAGGATCTCGACTTCCGGCGCTGGCAGGGTCCGCATGGAGTAGCGTTCGAGATCGTCATCGGCGGCGTGGTCCACGGTTTCCACGGTAGCCTATTTCCCGGAGGAATAGAGGGGCCGGGGCCGGGTTCGCCGCCGCCAGAATACCCGCCACGGCCCACAGGATCGCACAGGCGCATTCGCACCAGCCGGTAGGACGCACAGTGCCGTGCTCCAAGAAAATCGCTCTCCCATCCGGGCCGTTAGTTTACAAAAGCATTTTGAGGGATAATTGTTACGGAACACACGCACGTTGTGAGGTACTGCCGGTATGAAGCTCGAAAAGGCGTCCGTGAAGAACTTCCGCTGCGTCGATGACTCGAACGAGTTCACGCTTGGTTCCGTGACCTGTTTGGTCGGGAAGAACGAATCAGGGAAGACCGCCTTGCTATTGGCGCTTGAACATCTCAACCCTTACGATCCGAGCCGAGCCAATTTCGACAGGCTCGTGGATTATCCGAGAAAGCATCTTGCGGATTATGAAGAGCTTTATCCGGGTAGTGATGCGAACGTCCTGGAAACCTTCTGGAGCCTCGAACAAGTGGAGGTCGAGGCCGTCGAGAAACAATTTGGATCGGGGGTCTTGAAGGACCGAGCGGTGTGTATCCGCAAGGGTTTCAGCAACAAGCCTTCGTGGGTCATCAATCTTGACGATGCTCACGCTGCCGCTTACCTCGTAACTCATGCCAGCTTGACGGATGATGACCGACAGCAACTTGGCGAAACGGCAAATCTCATTGGCCTGAAGCAGCGCCTCGAAACTCTGAATCCAACGGCCACGCCGGGGTTACAATCGCTTTTCCAGACTGTCACAAACCTGCTGAATACCGGCCTTGAAACGGCGGTGTCGAATGTCCTGTCAGCATTTCTGCCGAAGTTCCTCTACTTCTCCTCGTATGATCGAATGAATGGCAGCGTTCAACTTGAGAAATTTGCTCAAGAGGCGCAACAGAACACGCTTTCAAAGGAAGACAAGGTGTTCCAGGCATTCTTGGAGTTCGCCGGTGTCAAGCCAGAAGAGATTCAGAGCACGCTGAAATATGAAGCTCTCAAGGCAAGAGTTGAATCGGCGTCCATCAAAATTTCCAGGCAGATTTTCGAGTTTTGGTCACAGAACAAAAACCTGAAGGTCGAATTTAGCGTGGATGCCGCTAGGCCACATGATCCGCACCCATTGAACTCCGGTACGATCATGCGTACTCGTATTCTCAACCGAGTTCACGAGATGACCGTCGATTTCAATGAAAGATCTGCTGGATTCGTCTGGTTCTTCTCGTTCTTGGCGATGTTTTCGCAAGTGAAGAAGCGCCACGGCAACGTCATTATCCTGCTAGATGAGCCGGGGCTGAATCTCCACGCCAAGGCGCAAAACGACCTTCTCCGCTATATTCGACAAAAACTGTCCAGCCATCAGGTGTTGTACACAACGCATTCGCCCTTCATGGTTCCAGTGGAAGACTTGTCCTCCGTCCGCACAGTCGAAGATGTGGTCCGATACGACCCGGACGGCGATATCGTTTCGGAAGGGACAAAGGTTGGCGAGGAGGTATTGAGCAGGGATCGAGATACCGTTTTCCCTTTGCAGAGCGCATTGGGGTACGAGATCACGCAGTCGCTTTTCATTGGCGAACATACGCTGCTGGTGGAAGGGCCGTCCGACCTCTTGTACCTGAAGGCGTTCTCGAATGCGCTGAAACGGCTCAAGCGCATTGGACTCGATCAGCGGTGGACTATTTGTCCGTCTGGTGGCATCGACAAAGTTCCAGCGTTCGTCAGCCTGTTCGGTGGGAATCGACTGCATGTCGCCGTTCTCACTGACGTTGCAAAGGGAATCAAGAACAAGATCGAAAATCTTCGCCGCTCGAAAATTCTCACCGACAGCCACATTCTGACCGTGGCAGAGTTTTGCGGTCAGAACGAGGCCGATGTGGAGGACATGATCGGGTCGGACCTCTACGCTGAAATCGTGAACCGAGCTTTTGAATTGCCTTCACCGCATCAGCTTTCGCCGGGATTGGTCAAGGCGAATCTTGGAAGCGCCGAACGAGTGCTGATCGGTGTCGAAGCGATCTTTCGGACGATGCCGCCGAGTTTACCAGAGTTTGACCATTACCGCCCTGCAAGCTGGCTGGCGTCGAATGAAGACACCCTCTCGCAAGACGGTGCGGGAGTCGATGCCGCTTTGGTCCGGTTTGAAGCTCTATTTGCTGCGTTGAACAACCTCTTGCCGCAATCGCAGCCGAAAGTAGAAGCCCGTTCGACATCAGCGTAACGTCTTCACCGGCAAGCCGATACACACTCCAAATGGAACCCGGCGACAACGCCACCCACATCACTACCGTTTCAGCCCTTCGCCGGTCACCTTGGGTTCGTCATGGTGCCACCCCTTCCATACGGTCTGGTCAATTCACCACATAAACGCTCTTCCCTTGCCCCATGTACGTCTCGTAGAAATGCTGGTAGACAACATCGCACTTCTGATCGTAGAGTTCCTTCGTGAACGCCCTTGGTAGACCGTCCAGGATCTCCTGAATCGTAACGAGCACCATTGCTCTGGTGGTCTGCTGTTTCCGCCAGTCCAGCACCAGCTTCTCCTGCTTCAGCTTCTCCAGGAGCGATCTCGCCACCTTCTTCACTTCCGCCGTATCCTGCGGGGTCAACGTGATGTTGGGCTTGGTGAGCAGATCGAAAATCACCAATTCTTCTTCGGTCAATTGCTCCGCAATGCCACGCTTCTCTTCCGCATTCAGCTTTTTCGTGAAAGCCATCAGCTTGGCGAAGAACGCCTCTACGTTGGAAGACCCGGCGTTGTATTCGTCAATCATCTTCTGAAATTCTTCAAGGAAGTCGATCCGGGTTCGGTTCAGCTTCACCATCAGCGCCAGCTTCAAGGCGATCTGCGCCCGGAGCTTCTGAACCTCAACGGTCTTGCGGCCATTGGCGAACTGCGCTTTCATCGCCTCAAAATCAATTTGGCTGAGATCAATGTACCGGGCCGGATCATTCGAGACGGGCGGCATCACGTAGCCACCCGCCGCAATGGACTTGTTCAGCAGCGCTTCCACATCGGCCATCACCGCAGAGATGTCCACAACTGGAAGCTCTGACCGGATCTTCTCTGCCACCACCTTGAACACGTTGCAGACCGGCCCGAACTCGAAAGCGGACGCATCCGGCAGGAGCGATTTGAAAAGCGCATTCACCGCCGCCGCCAAATTCAAATACTGGCGTCTGGTCTCATCGTTCACCACCAGAGCGGCAACGGCATCTTCCTTCAGCTTCTCTCGCTCGAAGCCTCTGGTGTCCCTGATCGTGGCCGGATCAACCTTCCGCTCCACACAGAACGCCGTGGTGGTGAAGATCGCTTCCCGGAGTTGCCGCACCAGTTCGCTCTTGTCATGGATCGGCGTGTTGCCGCCATCCTGGACAGCCCCATAAATCGCCAGCGCCTTCTGGAGATTGCGGAACACTCCCACGTAGTCCACGATCAAGCCGTTTTGCTTGTCCTTCCATACCCGGTTGGCCCGTGCGATGGTTTGCATGAGCGTATGGTTCTTCATCGGCTTGTCCAGGTAGATGGTGGAGCAAGACGGCACGTCGAAGCCGGTGATCCACATGGCGCAGACGAACACGATTCGCAACGGATCATCCGGGTTCTTGAACTTTATTTCAAGGTCTTCCTTCACCATGCGCTTCCGGTGAGTGGCGATGTCCAGACCCTTCTTCTGAAATTCTTCGATCTCGTTCTGCGATTGGGAGACTACCACTGCCATGTCCGTTTGCTCGAAAAACTCCAGGCGCTTTTCGAGTTCCGGCTTGTCCATCGGATCGGCAGTAGTGAGTTCCTTTCGCAGCTTGGCGATGGCCGTCTTCCAGTGCTTTTGAACCTTGTCGAACGTGCGAACCGCCGTGGCCTTGTCGATTGAGATGACCATTGCCTTCGCCAGCACACCCCGGCCCATGAAGTGCGCCACGATGTCTTCACCGATTCTTTCCAGGCGCTCTTCACGGGTGATGAGATGGTATTCTCTGGCGAACTCTCGCTCCAGTTTCCGTTCCTGGTCTTCGTCCAGGTCAGCCTGTTCGCAGATTGCCGCAATTTCTTCAGTCAGATTCTCGTTGGTGAGTTGAAGTTCCGGGATGCGGTTCTCGTAGTACAGCGGAACCGTGTTCACATCGTCAACGGATTCCTTGAAGTTGTAGATGGAAACGTAGTCGCCAAAAACTTCCTTCGTCAGTTCTTCACCGGCCATCAGCGGCGTGCCGGTGAAGCCGATGAAGCTGGCGCTTGGCAAGGCGTTCCTCATGTTCGACGCAAAGATATCGTACTGGCTCCGGTGGGCCTCATCGGTGATGACGATGATGTCTGAACGTGTGGACAGGACCGGGTAGCGTTCGCCATGCTCCGTGCGAAATTTCTGAATCAGCGTGAAGACGTAGCGGTGGTCTTCCTGGTTCAGCATCCGCTTCAGGCTTTCACCGCTGTCCGCACGAACTCGCTTCTCATCCTCCAGCACGGCTCCGGTGTTGGCGAAGTTCCGGTAAATCTGGCCGTCCAGGTCTTCTCTGTCGGTGACAACCACGAAGGTCCAGTTGCCCGGAATCTTCCGCAGCACCTTCTGGCTGAAGAAAACCATCGAATAGCTTTTGCCGGAACCTTGGGTATGCCAGAAGACGCCAAGTTTTCCTTTGTTGGCTTTGATCTCCTGGACGGCGGCGATAGCGTTGTTGACGCCAAGGAATTGGTGGTTCTTGGCGATCAGCTTGTTGAGATCGCCTTTTCGTTCGTCAAAGAGCGTGAAGTTTTCCACCAGATCCAGGAGCTTGCGGTGATCGCACGTGCCCCGGATCATCGTCTCCAGACTGATGATGCCGGGTTCCTTCTCTTCGTCAATCTTCTTCCATTCGGCAAAGTGCTCAAACCCGGCTGTCATGCTGCCGATCTTGGCCTTCGAGCCGTTCGAGAGAATGATGAATCCGTTGAACCAGAACACTTGTGGAATCGTGTCTTTGTAGTCGGATAAATTCTTCTGGTAGGCGAGTTCGAGCTTTTTGTGCGATGCCTTCAGTTCGATGAAGATCAGCGGGATGCCGTTCACGAAGCCAACGAGATCGGCACGTTTCTTGCCGTAGTCGCCGGAAATCCAGAACTGTGATGCCAGCAAGAAATCGTTGTTGCCGGGTTCAGTCCAGTCAACCAGCTTGATGGTCTCGACGGCTTCGTCTTCGTCATCGCCCTTCTTGTACGAAACCTTGATGCCGTCCTTCAGGAGCTTGTAGACGGCCTGATTCGCTCTGGCGGGACTCATCACCCTGCGATCCTTGGTCAACTCCTGAATTGCGATTTCGATTGCGTTGGCTGAGACGCCGGGATTCACTTTCTCGATGGCGGCATGAAGACGATGCGGCAGCACAACATCAGCCATCGTCTCCCTGCCAAGCAGGGACAGCGGCCCGAAATTCTCGTGGTAGCAGTTCAGCGTCTCCCATCCCAATTCAGCGAAGAGAGCAATCGTGGGTTGTTCGATTGCGGCGTCTTCGGAATCGGGATTGATGTAGCTCACGCAGTTTGCTCCACAAGTTCGGCGGCGGCTTCGACTGGAATTTCGCCAGAAATCAGCTTCGGGAGAAGAAAGTCACGGGTGGTACGGAGGTTGGCATTGCGCTTTCCGAAAACCGCTACAGCGTCGAGCGTTGGCGTAATAAGTTCCCTGAAACGTGCCATGACGGTGGGCGGCGGCAACGGTATCCGCACTTCGTTCGCAAAAGCAGTGAACTTGAAATTGGAGATGCCCGTCGATTGGACTTGATACTTTTCGATCACTCCGTTCGTGTAGGCTTCCACCAGAAAGCAGTACAGGGCGGCTGACAATCCACTCTTGGGCCGCAAGAGCTTACAGAAACTCGCACACATCACGTCGCCTTGCCATTGGCTCAAAAGCGTCTGCCCAACAAGCAACGAGCGGCCTACCGGCTGTCCTTTGCTCCCGCCAGAAACCTCAAAGACCAGATCACCAGCTTGAAGTCTTCTCGTTCTGAAGTTCGATTCCCTATGCCAACGCAGTGGGCAATTGGCGACGGCACCATGCCTAGCGCCGGGTATGTCCGTTCCTCTGATGACGTATGCCGGGACCGAACACTCATCTGACCGTAGGTCTTGACCCCATCCGCCACCAATGACGTGTTCCAAGACTTGTTCAAGTGGCGGCGCACTCCATCCTTCCGGTATCGGCCCCAACTCCGATTCCACCGTCTTCACCTTCTGGTGGCCGGGAAAGCGAAAATTGACAAACCCCTCCCGGTAGAGCATCTGTGCCATCTCTTCCAGGATCTTGATGCGCCGGGTGTTGTTCTCAATCAGATCGTCGTAAGCGGACAGGATGGATGCGATACGGTTCTGAGTGGGCATCGCCGGTAATGGAACCTCAAGCCGTTCGAGAATCCCTTGATTGAGGTTCGAGATGTTCGTTCCGCCGCCATACATCGATAGAGCTTGACGAATGAGCGTGGAACGGAAAAGATAGGCGTAAAAGCGTGGGCAGCAATGCGGAGAGACAAAACGCAATCTGATGGAGAACGCCGAATGCGTAACATCTTCGTGGAGTCCGCTCACGAAGAGGCTTCTGCCGATCAGTTCACGATTTCCATTAGAACGGACAAACAGAATGTCGCCGTCCCGCAACAGGTGTTCTTTGCGGACAACGCCTTCCGGGTTTATCTCTTCAAGCTGATCGAAAGAGGCTCTGACGTGATCCTGGAAATCGCTCACGCCGATCATCTTGATGCCGGTCCCGAAGTTCGACTTGTTGTAGTTGACGCCGTTGCGGAAGTCCGCAAGGGTTCCCAACGGGACCGTGGGCCAGCGAGTTGGTGGCCGCATCAATTTGATGCCTCTAAGATCGTGGCGATGTTCTCCGCAATCCGCTCTTCCAACTCCCGTGCCTCTACGTTCAGCGCCTCTAGTTCTTCGTTCAGTTCCTCCAGTCGTTCTGCAAATTCAAAATCATCCGGTGCCCGTTCCGCCACACCCACGTACCGACCCGGATTCAGGCTCCAGCCTTGCGCTTCAATCTCGGCAAGCGTAGCGACCTTGCATAGTCCAAGAACATCGCTGTACTTGCCCTTCGGAAAGTTTTCCTTCATCAAAGGCTGGCTTCCAGCGTCGGCCTCCGCAGCTTCGCCACGGTACAGCCGCACGATGTTGGCGATGAACTCAATCTGATCCGGCGTCCAATCACGGTGCGCCCGATCAAGCTGGTGGAAGATATGGCGGGCATCAATGAAGAGTACTTTGTCCTTGCGCCCTGTCTTCTTCTTGCCCCGGTCCAGGAACCACAACGTACAAGGCAGCGTGACGGTGTAGAAGAAGTTCGGCCCCACGGAAACCATCACGTCGACGGCCCGGTCTTCGAGCATCTTCCGGCGAATGTCGAGTTCGGAGCCTCGTGCGTCACCGGCAGAGTTCGCCATCACGAATCCTGCCCGCCCGGTCTCATTCAATGCAGAGTAGAAGATTTCAATCCACAGGTAATTGGCGTTGTCGTTCTTCGGCATCCCGAACGGGTAACGTGGATCGTCTTTCAGCCGTTCCTTGTCCACCTTATCCACGTTGAATGGCGGATTTGCCATTACGAAGTCGAACTTGCCTACGCTCTTGTGGATGTCTTCGTAGTACGTGACGGCTTGCCGGATGTCGCCAGCGAGACCGTGAACGGCAAGGTTCATTTTGCAGAGCCGAATGGTTTCGGCAACCTTTTCCTGGCCGTAGATCGAAATGTCCGTGACGGCCTTTCGGTGGTGCTCCACGAATGCCGCCGATTGGACGAACATTCCGCCTGATCCCGATGCGGGGTCCAGCAAACGTCCGTGGTAGGGTTCGATGATTTCCACGATCAGCTTGACGATGCTGGTAGGCGTGAAGAACTCGCCGCCCTTCTGCCCCTCCGACATTGCAAACTTGCCAAGGAAGTACTCGTAAATCTTCCCGAACGCATCGCCTTCGATGTCCATTGGCACGGCTGCAAAGTTTTTCAGAAGCGAGACCAGGAGTTCTTTGTCCAGGCGATTGTACGTCCGGGGCAGAACATCCTTCAGGTCTTCGTTATCTGCTTCGATGGCCTTCATCGCATCGTTGATGTCCTTGCCGATATCGGCACCTTCCGGCAGATTAAGCAGCGTAGAAAACCGGGCGGCTTCCGGCAAGTAGAGCACGCCCCGTGCCTGATAGTCAGCTTTGCCGATGGTGCGCCGCCCCGTGCCTTGGCTGGTGAGCTTGGCCTTCGCCACCGTGAACTTGTGATCGGCGTAGCGCAAGAAGATCAGCCCAAGCACCGGCACGCTGTATTCGGAAGATTTTAGCTTTGAGTTGGCCCGGAGTTCATCGGCGGCACCCCACAGGCGTTTTTCGAGTTCGGTTGTGTTGGCTGGCATGGCGGTTAGCGGCTTGCGGAAGCCAGTTCCTTTTCGAGTTCTTTGCGGTGGCGCTCGATCAGTTCAACGATGATCGCTGATGCTGACGCCCTACCGCCCTTGGTCCTGGCCCGCTCAAAAGCAAGCCTGTTGAGCAATTCCCATAGGTCCGCTGGCAGATGAAGTCCCGTTGTCTTGTAAGGGCGCTTCGGTGGTTCAGATGCCGATGTCCGCTTTGCCATGAGCACCAGTGTACCTCTTGCCAATTGTTGATTGGTGGCTTCCCACAGAAACCCGGAGGGAACTGCGATTCCGGGTAGTCGCACCGAAAAATGACCCGGAATCAGAATGCCAGTTCTGGCGGGATAGGACCCCTTCAGAAAATTCTTCGGCGCATCGAAACTGTTGTGGATTCCCGGCCCTGGAATCTTGCCCGGAGTACCTTTGTTGAAACTTTCACTGGACTGATTCTTCCCGATCCCACCAACAGTACGTCGGTTAGTATAACCCTTGAGCATGGAGTCCTCATTCCGAAAAACACTGTGTTTTTGGGACTCCGGGCGTACCCATCATTGCGTTCAGACCGCCAAGAATTTCGCAGAGCTTTCCGTTGGCTTGGCGTGAAGGTAGCGCCCGGTGATCGCAATGCTCGAATGGGCGAGAGTGGCGCACACCAGATGAATCCCGGCACCCCGGTCCATTGCGTGCGAAGCATGAGCATGGCGGAACCAGTGCGGCGACACTTTGCGCCGGATACGTGCTCTCCGGGCCGCTTGCTGAACGATCCGTAACACCTGTGAGCGGTCCAGGTGCCCGCCGCCTTTGCGAGATGCGAAGACCGGCGCATCAGCATCAGCATCAGCACGGTACGCCACGAGATCTGCCCACAACGAAGCTGGCAGGACTACGGCGTGCGTCTTTCCGCCCTTGCCAAACAGCGTGACCTGCCCGGAGTCGCCATTGGCTTGGACATGCCGCCACTTCGTAGCGCAGATTTCGGAAACCCTGCCGCCCGTGGCGTAGAGCAACCGCAGGAGCATTCGGTCCCGGCCTTCCGGTGTCAAGGCGATCATCTCGTGAATCTTCGCTTCGGGTAATATCCTCTCGGCCAGCGTGTCCATCGCCTTGGGCGCACGCACGGCGGCGGCAACGCTGAATCTGACGTAGCCCAATTTCAGCGCAAAGCTGAAAAGGCTCTTGACGGCGGCGATCACCCGGCGCTTGGTTCCGATTGCGCCTTCGATGGCGTCAGCGAAGTTTTGAAAGTCCCGGAGCGTGACTTCCCGGATCGGCTTGCCAACCAAGCTGAAGAACTTGCCGATATCGTGCTGGTAGGCAGCTTGGGTGTTGCCGCTGCGTCCGTGGAGCCAAAGTTCGATCAATTGAGCATCGGTGTCGGCTTGCGTGGAGGGTTGGACTAGGGCGGAAACAGCCGGAACGAGAGCCGTCATGAATACATCATAACACTTCTTATGGTGCTTTGTAAAGTCCTCGTCCTTACAAAGTACAAGCGTCTATAAAGCCATCCAAAACCACCGCTGGTGGCGCATGTCCCGGCGTCCGGCTGGCGGGATGTCCACCAGAGCGATTGCCGCCAAACTGAAGGTCAGCCATACCAGCATTCACAGAATCGTGCAGGGGCAAGCGTAGGCGGCGTTCCCGTCAAAGCAGCGCCTTCCTGCGTATTTCAGGTTGCCGTTTTTCTCAGCATTGCTAACCATCGTAGTATGTACCTCCACGGCGAACGGCGTTAAGCTGGCGATCAGCGACCATGCAACCAGCCCTTCGATCCGTCCTGGATTTCCACAAGAAGGAAAGGCCCCGCCTTTCCTTCCCCATGTCGCCTGATTCGCAACATGACCTAGTGAGAGCCATCAATTCCCGGCTCACCGACACGCCTGAAAGCATCATATGGGTGGGACAGACTCTCACGAACATGTTCGGAACTCATCTTCCGAAATCAACGTGGAGCGAGTGGGGCATTGACCTCAGTTACCAGGAGGCGTCCGATATTCGTTCCCTCTCGCAATGCCCTCTCATCCTCTCCAACCTGGATAAACTCCCGGCGAGTCGCAGCACCCTAATTGCGGCGTGGCAATTGGCTTCGACACGGCCCAAAGTATTTCAAAGGTCGATTGAAGACGGTACGATCTCGCCGGTTGTCCTACGCAGCACCGTCAGGCAGTTGAAGCACTTCGGCAAACCGGCACGGAAACCGCTCCACATCGTTTCTGACACGAAATACGGCAAAGTCCAGGGCACTCTTCTGCATGGAGACTGTCTTGCACTGCTGAAGACGTTGAAGCCGGAATCGGTCAACTGCTGCGTTACCAGCCCACCATATTTTCAGATGCGGAACTACGAAGTCGCCGGGCAAATCGGGATGGAATCAACACCAGAAGAGTACATCGCAAAGCTGGTTGCCGTTTTCAAAGAAGTTCATCGAGTCCTGACGCCTGATGGAACTGTATGGATCAACATTGGCGACACCTACGCCGGTTCCGGGAAGTCACACGAAGGCGATGGAACCAATTGTATCCGCCCTAAAGAGCACTCGAACTTACAGGGCAATCCAGAGTTCAACCGAAATCGTCCATCCAGAGACCAGATCCGACGACCTGACAAGTCAGGCATCTATTTCGGCCCGGACATTAAGCCGAAGGATCTCGTTGGAATCCCTTGGATGCTGGCGTTCGCACTCAGAGCGGACGGCTGGTATCTGCGCTCTGAGATCATATGGTCCAAGCCCTCTGTGATGCCCGAATCCGTCAAAGATCGTCCAACCCGAAATCACGAACAGATTCTCCTGCTTACGAAGTCAGCGAAGTACTTCTATGATGCGGATGCGGCAGCGGAGCCAAGGTCATCGAAGCTACACGTTCACGCTTCAGGAAATCCAGACCGGAACGATAACAACCGCTGCGATGCGATGTGGGGAAATCGAGAAACAAAGAACCGGCGTTCCGTCTGGTCCATGAATCCGGGATCTTACGACGGGGCGCATTTTGCAACCTTCCCGCCAGAACTGCCCGAACTCTGCTTGAAGGCCGGTTGTCCTCCCGGTGGCACCGTCCTCGATTGTTTCGCCGGGTCGGGTACGACTTTGCTGGTGGCAGCACAGAATGGCCGTTCGTACATCGGCATCGAACTCAACCCTGAGTACGTGGAGATGACACGGAAAAGGCTGAAGGCGTTGGCACAGCAGAAGGCTTGAGTGATGGCGGCGGTGAAGGTGAGCAAGGGCTAGAAAGCCTGGAGACCGCCCACGAAGGCTGGTCGCCATCACCTTTCACATTCGGCGCACACAGAGCAATCGGGGCCGCAAGAATCACGGCATCATGTTCGTCCGGTCTGCTGTGTGGCCGTCCATGTTCTCCTTCTGGATGGCGTCTTCAACGTGGGACTGATCGCCCGGTACTCGTTTCGCTACCGCATCCTTTGGTGTTGCCGGTTTCATGGTTCACAAAATTATTCATGGCATCCACATTGCCTTTGGGTTCCAGCGAAGCGGTATTCATCCCTACACACCACCAAAATGGTCTCAACTGGAACCGGAACGGTGCGAAGCACTGCTTTTCAACCAATCTTGAACCAATTCCGCAACCAGCCTTCGGCCTTCGCATGGCTCAGGATTCTTATTGATTATTCTGACAGGGTTGCTGAAATGGAAATGAGTACAGGCGTTGCCGCTTTCCTCATTTCCACCATGTTCTGACATGGGAGAGTCGGAACTTGATCTTAGCGTCCGCTGCGTAGACTCGTTGTGGGATCTCGCTCTTAGGCTACCCGGCCTTCGCCGCCCTTTCTTCCGCTCCCGGTTACTCAGGTGCCAGATTGCTCTGGTTTAGGCTAATTGGGTTCTGATGGTTCCAACCGCTGTAAGCTCGACTATCACGACTTCGATCCCCACCTTTCGTCTTAGTGGATTTCTTGCCGGGAACATTTCTGTTCCAATTTGCCAGCGGCTCAAGATGCGCCCTCTGGACTTCTCCAGGCTGGAACAGTCGCAGACGCCAGCGTGTTATCTCCACGCAGCGAACCTGCCCGTTTCCTATCCTCACGTTCTATTTAGACATCCTCAGATGGCTCCGTTCCAAAGGAGCACTGCGAAGTCCGACTTTATGATCGCACGGATTTCAAATCTGTCAACTCCGGGGCACGTTGCCATGTCGAATCCGGCAACACACACCGTAGAAGATACCTTTTCATGGACATCTAAATACATCCATTGGGACATAGCCCAACCCGGCTATCAGGATTGGCGGGATGGGTTGTTGCCGACCAACGGAGACATACATGAAGAAAGCGAGAAGAGCAATCGTACTGAGGCTCGATGAAAACACTCTACACAGAATAGACAGCGCCCGCCACCCAATGCGGATGGATCGCACAACGTGGTTGCGGAAAGCCGTCGCCAGAAATTTAGCGTACAACGTGGAGCACGAGCTTCCAATCGTGGCTGGCCGTGAAATACAAGCGGTGCTGATGCCGTAGGAGAAGGGATATGCACATCAAATTGACGGACACGTTTTACATCGAATCGGACAGCATCGACATCATTGACTTGTCTGAGCGCTATGGAAAGCCTTGGGTAGAAGTGTGGACGATGCGCCAAGACTTCTGCGAACTACATTTTAGGGGCGACGAAGCTACCGAAGCGTGGGGCAATTGGCAAGCCCATATGCGGGATGCCGAAGCAAGACGCCAGGGCGATGAGGAAGCGCAATGAACCTCCAATTTCTTGAAGACCTTTGTAACGAACTTCTCCAGTCGGATAACGAGCGGAGCGAACTGTTGGCGGCGCTCAGTGATGGCGAACTGAAAGACGCCTATTTGGATGTTTTACGGCAGTTGGGCTTGGAACTCGTCTGCGGCCTCGACAGCCATTCACATTGGATCAACGACCTCCTGGTGATCGTTGCGAATCAAGGTCCGATTCATGCGGCGGAAACTGCTTTTTACGCCATTTTGTGCGAGATGGACCGCCGTGGCGTTGATGAGCCGGATGTTGCCGACCCGTGAACGGCAGAGGAAGATGCGGGTGCTCCTTGCTCCGTTGCGGGCGGCACCGGAGAGGGCGGCACGGACGTGACCAATGTTCAGGGAACGCCGAACTTGCTAGTCACTTTTCAGTGCAAATGTCCCAAGCCCACCGTGGGATTCCTTTGTGTTCGCCAACGATGACCAAATATTCGTTTGGCAAACAGCTATGAAGCTGTACGCTGCTGATTGTACCTTTGGCATCTAAGTGGTCTCACGAAACGCTTTCTTCTGTTCTGCAAGCGGCAAAGTCGGGAAAGCTGCGAATCTTTTCAGCGTCTTGTCAACATCAAGTTTTGCCTTCTTCACTGGCTTTGCTTTCAATTCCTTTTGAAGTTCATCAATCGTAGATTGGTTTTCATCAATGAGCTTGTCCAACATCGCTTCATCCTTGTGGCGTCCAATCTTGGAATACAGCGATGCCTTCACTTTCTCAAGGCTTGCAATCTGGCGTTGAATCAGTTCCCGGTCAGTGACCGTCTCAACCGGCTTGATGCTGTTTAAGTATGACCTGCTGGTGAGCTTCAACATAGCCCATTTCCGAAGTTCAGCGTCAATCTCTTCTTGATGGAAGTGTGGAGCGCCACATGGTGTATTGTGGTTGTTATGACTTGAACAACGATAATAGAGCTTGATGTTGTCGCCTTGCTTGTTGGGTTTGGTATAAACTTTCCGCCCACATTGACAATACAGAATCCCTTGACCAAGGAAAGGTGATTCGTCGGTGCCCCAACTGTCCTTTTGCCGGGTCCATGTTTTGTGGGCGGCATCAAGGAGCTTCTGTACAGCTTCAAAGTCCTCACGGGAAACAAGTGGCTCTGAATGAACGTCCTTATGCAGTGTTGGGCAATCAAGACAATCGAACTTCGCTCTGACAATCAGCGGTTCTTTGCGTAATGCCCGGTAGCCGCCGTACATGGTACCATCTTCACGCAAGCCGTAGTTCTCACGTTTCCGCAGTGATGCTTTCTCGCCTATCCACCAGTGCGAACGAAGCACGTTCCGTACAACATTCGGGTTGGGTCTTCCAGGCTTCCCAAACTTCAAATCACGTGCAATCTGGCTCAGTGAGTGACCGGCACGCACACGGCGGAATGCTTCTTTCACCCGGTCAGAATGAACATCGTGCGTGTACTCGAAATGCCCGGTGACAAGTTCATCCTTGGTCTTCGGATGCGGAACGAACTTCATGCCTTCGGGTAAGGGATCGCTCCTGCAATCGCCACGCCGCCGCCGTTCATTCCGGCCCCATTGCGTCCATTTGATGATGCGCTTTCGATGAGACCCGGCCTCCATTGCTGCCTTGACAAAAATCCCAATGTCCCGTTCTCTGCGAAGATCCAACACGCCTTCTTCGTACCACATGAGCTTGCCATTCACACGGAATGGTTTTGATATGGCAAGTTGGTCCGCAAATTCCGGGCGGAACAGGCGTGAGACTTCGCTGAACACGATTCCTGATATTTTCGGATCTGAGAGCCGGTCCAGCATCGCCAGATATTCTGGAAACTTGTCCACCGATGCGCCGCTCAATCCTTCAAAGCGGTATTGGTCGCCTTTGGCAACAGTGAGGTTTTCTTCTTTGCAGATGTCGGCAATGGTCTCCAATTGCCGTGGTATGCCGGTTCGGTCAATCTGAGGTTTGCCGGAAACCCGGACGAGTGAGAGAACATGGCGTGGCTTCTCCATATTCTCAGCATATCGTATCCGTGATGTAATCGGCAAGCCAACACGCTGGCGCAGCAGTTCACGGTGGACACGCTGTACGGGTGCGGCGTCCTGCAGAACATACTGGGCGTGCAGGTGCAGACGTAGCAGCCAGACAGCCGGGAGCGATTCGATTGTGGGGCAGCGTGGGAAGCTTGCGGGCCGGTTGGCGCCGGGCGGGTTGCCAACCCGCCGCGGGATTTCATTCTGCCCCGCGGAGAAAAAACATGGACATGAGAGTGTTTTATCAGAATATTCACGATGCGGCGGCGGCGATCGAAGAACCCTTTCCGATCATCGTCAGCCTGGCGACGGGCGACGGAGGACGGGCGGGCACGCCGAGCGAGGTCACGCGGCAAGTGGCCGCGAAGATGATCGTCGAAGGATCGGCGCGACGCGCGAGCCTGGAGGAAGCGCAGGAATTCCGGGAACGACAGATCGAGGCGAAGCGCCTGGCCGATCAGGCGGTGGCCGCCGCCAAAGTGCAACTGACGGTGCTGACAACGGACGACCTGAACCGGCTGAAGAACCCCGGGAAGCACGCGAAGGACTAGACGAACATGGCTCTGTTCCTAGATGGCGCGATATCCACGACGGAAGATCTGACGGCGCAGGACTCGCAGCTTCTGAATGTGGCCAGCACGGAAGGGATCGACCTGGGGGTCAAGCTGGCGCTGGCGCAAGAAGAGCTGGGAATGGACCTGCACGGGCTCCTGGACCGGGCCGGTCCGTGGGACCCGCTCGGCTGGCTCTCGCTGGGCTATGTCGGGAATGCGAATATCCGTCACGTAGTGGTCACTCCTCCCTTGAAGATGTGGCACACGTTCCGCACCCTGGAGACGGTCTACCGGGATGCATACAACAACGCACTAAACGACCGCTACGCGGGGAAGCGCGATGCGTTTCACGAAATGGCGGGGTGGGCGCGGGAGAAGCTGATCCTGCTGGGAATCGGGATGGCATGGAACCCCGTGCCCCGGGCCGCGACGCCGGCGGTGGCGCCGGCGCAGGGATCTTTCGCCGCGGGAACCTACTATGTGACGATGGCGTGGGTCAACGGCGCGGGCGAAGAGGGAGCGAGCGCGGCGCCGGCCGTGACGACGACCACGGGCAGTACGCTGAGCGCGCATCCCGGGGCGGCGCCCCAGGGGGCCGCCGGCTGGAACGTGTACATAGGCGTTTCGGCGGACGGCATGACCCTGCAAAACGGGTCCCCCCTGGCGCCAGGGCAGAGTTGGACGCAGCCGCCGGCGCTTACCACAGCGGGGCGGACGGCCGGCTCGGGGCAAGCGCCGAGCTACCTTTGGCCCGCGCCCCGCATTTTGCAGAGGGGCTAATGAGCAAACGCATCGGAAGCGCGATCACATCCAAAGTCATCGCCCGAATGACGGCGCCGCAAGGGGTGAGCGCGGAACTCGCGGCGCTGGCGCCGCCGGACCAGACGGCGGCGGGGCTGTGGCGGGTTTCGCAGGTGCGGGCGCAGAACGCGGCCGCCGACCTGGTGGAGCGCAGCAGCGGGACCGAATACCCGACCGCCAACGTGTATTGCGAAAAACTGGTCAACAAGCTGACGGAGAAATTCCGGAAGTTCTCGGGGACGGCGCAGATGGCGATCGAGGTTCGTTATTCGCAGGACCGCCTGGAGGGACTGCAGGGCAGGCTGGAGTTGTACGCCGACGCGGTGGCGCAAATGCTGGACGCGTCGCGAGGCGACTGGGGCGACGGCATGTTCTTCGCGGGGGCCTACGAGGCGTCGTTCGGAGCGGCAAAACACGGCGGGAAGAACTTCGTCCAGCCGGCCAAAATCACATTCGACATTGAAGTCGGCAGGAGCTAGCATGTCCTCCTATATTTCCTCTAACGCAAACCGATTCTACGCGGCGCTGGAAGAGTCCTACGGGCAGGTGGGCGCCATCTCGGCGGCGAACCGCATCCCGGCGTTGAAGCTGGGGGTCACACAGCAACTGGAGAGCGTCAAGCGCCAGGACAAGACGGGCAGCCGAACCTTCGCGGGATTGCCGCCGGGCGGCCGGCGGCGCACGGATTTCGACCTGAAGACGTATATGACGACATGGCCGAGCGGCCAGCCGGGGCCGTCGTACGGGCCGTTCTTTCAGGCTGCATTGGGCGCCGCTCCGATGGCATTCGCGGGCGGAACGGTGGCTTCTATCACGACCGCCGGCAGACTGGCCTTCCAGGCGCCCCATAACCTCGCTCCGGGGCAGGCGGTGGCGTGCGGGGGCGAAATCCGATTCGCGGCGGCGATCGTGGATGCCACTACGGTGCAGTTGAACGCGCCATTCACCATACCGCCGGCGACGGGGGGCGCGGTGGCGGCGGCGGTGACGTACGCGCCCGCCACGGCGCTGCCCAGCGTGAGCCTGTTCGACTACTGGTCGCCGGCGACGGCGGTGCAGCGCCTGCTCTGCGGGGCGGCGGTGGACCAGATGGGCATCTCGATCAACGGCGATTTCCACGAGTTCCACTTCCGCGGCCTGGCGCAGGACGTGGTGGATAGCAGCAGCTTCTCCTCCGGTCGGATGGGGGCGCTGCAGAGCTTCCCCGCGGAGCCGTCCCTGGCGGCCTTCGATTACTCGATCGTGCCGGGGAACATGGGCCAGGCGTGGCTAGGCGCGTCGCCCACCCAGTTCCTGACGATCACCAGCGGGACGATCACGCTCAAGAACAACCTGGATACGCGGGAGAAGGAGTTCGGAAGCAGCCTGCCGCGGGCCATATCGCCCGGCCAGCGAACGGTAACCGCCGCTTTCGAACTCTTCAGCATGGACGATCCGGCGACGCAAGGACTCTACCAGGCGGCGCGGCAGCAATCGCCCATCAGCGTCATGTTTCAGCTTGGCGCGCAGCAGGGTCAACTGCTGGGCGTATACCTGCAGAGCGTGATCCCGGTGGCGCCGGAGTTCGACGACAGCGGCAACCGGCTGCAGTGGCAATTCCGTCCGGCGCGCGCGCAGGGCACGCTGGACAACGAGATCGTGGTGGCTTTCGGGTAAGGCGGTACACGCGCTCCAGGTTTGACGCAGATGCAGAGACGCGGAGAAGGCGGAACCAGATGTTGGCAGGCGGAAGCGCCTGCCCCACAAACTAGCGGGCCGGCCGGCATGGCCGGGCGAAATGTCAAAACCAATGATCTACGAGAGCGTTAAGACGGTGGAATCGGCGGTGGCGCCGGGGGTGACGTTCGAAGTGGCGCGGATGTCATTTGCCCGGCGGGTGGAACTCATGCGCCGGGTGCGGGAAGTAGCCCGGCGCGTGGAGTTTCTGGAATCGAGCGGGCGGGCCGGAGACCGGATGGAGGCGACGCTGCTGCAGGCGGAGGTTGGCCGGCTGTATCTGCTCTGGGGGCTGCGCGGAATCGCGGGTCTAAACGTAGACGGAGCGGTGGCCACGCCGGAGCTGCTGGCGGACGCGGGACCCGAGAGCCTGTTTCAAGAGGCGCTGGCGGCGGTGCGAGCGGAGGCGGGGCTCACCGCGGCGCAAAGAAAAAACTGACGGTCGCCTTCCATTTCCAATTCTCCAACCAGGCTGGTTGGAAGTGCGACGCGTGCCGGAAAGCCGGCCTGGAGAAAAGGCGGCGCTGCGGGTGGATCGAAGGAGCGGAGGAATCCGCCGGGCCGCCGGTATGGGCGAGAGGGGGCGTGGCGATCGCGACCTGCCCGAAATCGTACGTTACGGGCGAGAGCCTGGCGTTGGTGGAGGAGTTCGTTGTCCGGCGGCGGCTGGGAGGAATACGCGCCGCCGAGTTGGATGCGCGCCGGATGGAGGCGTTCCTGGTTCTGGAAAAGGCGCTTGAGGCGGAGATGAACGATGGCCAGCACACAAGAAGATCTACTCGATGATTTCGCGACTCTGGCGAACAACCTGAACGATGCCATGGGGACGGCGCAGGCCGATTCGGCCGGCGGGGCGGGCACGGATTACGGCGGATTGCAGGTCGGCGACACGGACCCGCCCGTTCAACCCGGCACGGTCCGCGCCTCAAGCAATAGCTCCACCAGCGGATCGAGCGGCGGGACATCGGCGGGCATGCTGATTCTCGAGAGCGGGTTCGGCCTGGCGCCTCTGATCGGCGGGCTGTTGGGGCTCTTCGGCGGGGGCGGGTCGTCCGCTCCGGCGCCACTGACCAAGTACGCCATGCCGTCGGCCCTCAATATCGAGGCGGCCGATACGGGGCAAGGGCTGAGCAACGCGGACTACGATCAGACGGGTACGTCGCGCGCGTACGACGGGGCGGGGAACCCGCCGGCGGGCGCTGCCGCTTCGGGATCGGGCGGGGGCCAGGCCGCGCCCGCGAGCGGCGCTTCCCCATCGCAAATCACGGTCAGCGTGCAGGCAATGGACGCGCGGTCGTTCCTGGACCGGAGCGCGGACATCGCCGCGGCGGTTCGGGACGCGATGCTGAATCTGAACAGCATCAACGATGTGGTGACGGATCTCTGAGCATGGCCAATTTTCCCAGCTTGAAGACAGGGGCTGTGGCGCAGTACCCGGCGACGCGGCGAATCCGCTACCAAAACCAGGCGCTGCGGTTCGTGGACGGGACGGAGCAGCGCTATAGGGACAGCGAGGCCCCGCTGAGGCGATGGGAGATCCGCCTGAGCCAACTGGACGAGGGCGAAATGGCGGTGCTGGAGGAGTTCTTCACGGCCAACCAGGGCGCGTTCGGCAGCTTCGCGTTCACCGACCCGTTCGATGGCTCGACTTATCCGGATTGCAGCCTGGAGACCGATGCGCTGGGGGTGGCGGCGGTAGCCGACATGAGCAGTGCGACCGCCTTGACGGTGGTCGAAAACCGGAGCTGACAATGCTGGTCTATCCACAACTCGGAACCGGAGCGCTGGGCCAATTCCCGATCCGAAAACAGAGACGCGCGCGGACCGTGATCAATTCAACCACGGACGGAAGGACTGTAAGACTCGCGGACCCCGCAGCCGTGACCACCGAGTGGCAACTTGGGTACGCGGAGCTGGCGGATTCCGAAGCCGCCGCGCTGGAAGCTTTCTTTTCCGCGGCGGAGGGAACGCTGAACGGGTTCACCTTTCTGGACCCGGCGGGGAATCTGCTGGCCTGGAGCGGCCAACTGGACGATGCGGTTTGGGCCTGCGGGCCCATGCTTTCTCTGGCGGGCGGCGAAGCGGACCCCGCCGGCGGGGCGCTGGCGTGGCGGCTAGTCAACAGCGGCGCCGGGCCGCAGACCATTACACAGACGCTGGCCGCGCCGGGCGACTACGTATATTGTTTCAGCGTCTACGCGCGCGCGCTGGCAAACACGAACGTGACGGCTCTGTTAGGGCAAGGGCGCAAAACGCAAAGCGTGACGGCGGTCTGGAACCGGATCGTGTTTACGGAGACGGGCGGCGCCGGGGCGGAATCGGTTCAGTTCGGATTGGAAATTCCGGCGGGCGCGACGGTGGATGTGTACGGACCTCAGGCGGAGCCGCAGGAAGGCGCATCCATCTATCGGGCCAGCACGCTGGGCGGCGTCTACACGAACGCCAGGCTGCGCGACGACGAGCTGGCGGTCACCAGCACCGGCGTAAACCGGCATTCGTGCACGGTGAACATCATCCATGTCAACCATCTTTGAGCTGAAGGAACAGGCGGTCACGGACACGCCGCTACTGCTGTTCGACTGCGTCCTACCGGGCGGGCAAAAGGAAAGCTGGAGCACGCACCGGGTGATTAACGCGGGCACGACGTACGAAGCGCGGGTCCTGCAGCACAACGTCTTCGAAATGCAAACGGCGTCCGAACAAGGCGTGGATGGTATCCCGCGCATCTCGATTGTGCTGGCCAACGCCGACTCCCACTTCTCCGAGATCGAGCGGGCGACGGGATGGAAGGGCGCGCAGCTCACCGTGGGGTTCCTTTTTTACGACTTGCCCAACGCGGCACCCGCGAGCGAGACCCGGGTTCTGTTTCAGGGGATATGCAACCCTCCGGACGAGATACGGGAAGCGACCTTCCGGATCACGGCGACCAACCGGATGAGCCTGCAAAGGGCGCTGATGCCGCAGGTCCGGATACAGAAACGCTGCCCCTGGAACTTTCCGGCGAATCCGGCGCAATGCGCCGAGGCGTCGGACGGCGGGAGCAACGGGAAATATTCTTTGTACTACCGGTGCGGGTACTCGGCGGGGATTGCGGGCGGCGCCGGAAACCTGAACGGCAGTGCGCCATTCACCAGTTGCGGGTTCGCGCGCACGGACTGCGTGGCGCGGGGGATGTTCCGGGATTTCGGAGGGATCGAGTACGTGCCGCCGACCATCTCGGTGCGCACGGCGGGCACCAAGGCCTGGCACACTTCGGCGGAATCCGTAAACGCGGCCCGCTACAACGATTTCGTTCCGTTGGTCTACGGCACGGCGTGGTATGCGCCCCCGGTGGTATTCGCGCGCAACGATGGAAACCTCACCCACATGGAAGTCCTGCTGGGGATCGGCGAAATCGAGGGCGTTCGGACGGTGCTGGTGAGCGGCGTGCAGATTCCGCCGGGCATCGCCGGCGCGAACATGACGGGGACCGGGTGGTACAATATCCCCACTTTGGGGACGCGGGCGGGAACGCAGAACCCGGATTTTGTGGACGGGTCCGGGCAGCCCGCGGGGGACCCGTACGGCAGCATGGCGTACCTATCGGTGGTGGTTCCGAACGTGTTGAACGACGGCGCAACGCTGCCTTCGGTCAAAGTCCTGGTGGATGGTCTCAAGCTCCCGTGGTACAACGCCGACGGATCGGCGGCGGGCGAGCAATTCACCAGCAACCCGGCATGGATACTGCTCGACATCCTGCGGCGGACCGGCTGGAGCGCGGATGAAATCGACATCCCGAGCTTCGCGGCGGCGGCGGCTTACTGCGACCAGGGGATCGACGCGCTGGACATTTACGGCAACCCCATCACGCTGCCGCGCTTCCAATGCAATCTGGCGCTAAAGAGCCAGCGGAGCGCGGGGGACCTTGCGCGCGGGGTGCGGAACTGCGGCCGGCTGCTGTTGACGTACGGCGCGAATGGCGTTGTCCAGGTTCGGGTGGAGGACGCCATTGCCAACCAGCAGCCCGCACAGATGGCCTGGTCCAACAGCGTTGAGCCGCTCAACGGGGGGTGGCCGAGCTATGAGTTCGGCGACGGCAGCAACGGTATCGGCGGGATACTGCGGCGCGCCACC